GTCTCTTTTAATTTCCATGTTTGGATCGCCAAAATTAACTTTGACTACATTACCCTTTTCGTTTCTTACATAAACTGAAAATTTCTTTGGGCCACCAGGAGTTCTAAATGGTTTGTTTAGTTTTTTTCCTTTTGTTTTTTCTTCAGCCCAAACTTCATCTTGTATAGATTCTTCACTGCCTTCACAATCACAAAATAAATGATGAGCACTAATTTTATCAGACAAATCAATAATATACTTTTTCATATGTATGTAAATACACACATTTTTTTTAAAAAATATAAAAATTAATTATTTTTTTTGCTGTGATATAAAATAGCTGCAGGATATTCTGGCAATTGATGATTTGAGCTTATTTCAGATATTGATTCTATAACTTTTAGCTGATCTATAATTTCTGGATCTTTTACACAGGCTTTGATTTTATCAACCCAATCATTTTGCTCAGAAGATATAATTACAGACTCTATCAACTTATCTAAAATATTGTTTTGATTTTCATTCAATCTTTTTACTTTATATTCCTTTTTTAGTATTTCGGAACCATCTTTCCGGGCTTTTTCTATTTTTGCTATAATAGATTGTAAGTCCTTTCTGGAATAATTTTCATTAGCAGTTGCCCCAGTAGGTCTTCCATTTTGTTTTGCAGGAGTTTTAGTAGGAGCTTCGTTTGGTACATCAGATCCAGGCGGCTCAATTAATGGTACACCACCAATCAATGGATTATACATACCTTTTTCCCTATCTTCTACATAACCTTCTTGAGCTACTTTTAAAGTAGATGAATGAGGAAATATACCTGTTCGAATCGAATCCATTCCTTGCTCTGGCGAGATTACTCCTATTTCTAATAATCTCGTAATAACTCTTTGGAATTGAATTTCATCTTTAATGTCAACCTCTTGAAATTTTACAGTCGGATATTTTCTAAAGCCCAGAGCCTTGCATACCAATTTTACTTGAGGCATTAGAAAGTCATTCAAGAATGCATTTCTGGCCTCTTTTAATCTTTCTAAGAATATTTGAGCTTTTATTTGAGTGCTAGAATAATTTTCTTTTCCAACAATTATGTTTTGCAATCCTTCTCTGATATCTTGATTCACTATTTCGTATTTTTGAGGTCCCAATATTTTATTTATATCTGGGATTATAAAGTCTGCTTTTGTTGTATAGTCGCTTACTAAAACCCTTCCAACACTCTCGTTTTGGAAAAGGCATTGCATTGCATTCAAGTTTTGTGGATTGATTCCGCCTTTGTCTGGCTCTGCACCCATGGTTATTAGTAGTACTACGTTTTCTATTGTTCTACTGATCGCTTGATCGATTTTCTTCAATTCTATCTTCCAGTTTATGTCATCAAGCACTGGGAATCCAAATGGAACCGCAAAAGGTTCATAGTCTTGTTTTTTATAAAAGGAATAAAGCAGTCTATCGGGGTCTAGATCTACATTTAAACCATCCATTGCAAACCCACCCTTTTCAATGTTTTCTCTAACTTCTGGTGGTAAAGATTCAAGAATTTGTTTATCTTCTTCATTTTTTGGATTTCTTAATCTTTCCAATTCATACTCTGATAGTATTTTTTTATATACTCCATCAGCAAAAGATGTACTTCTTGTGGATATAATATCATATGGATTTAATAAAATGTATCTTACTGGTATTTTCCCTGGGTTAAGATATTCACTTCCATAAATTTTATTTAATTTATTAAAATCATCTTTATTGAATGTTCCATCAATTCTATATAAAAATATATTACCAGATCTATAATATTCTCTAAAATATTGATCTTTTAGTTTCCATAAATTAATTTTCTCAAACCATTTGTAAATAAACTTATTGGTGTTTTCACTGCCGCCTTCAAGATATATTTCAGAGTTAGAAAATTCTGACATTACATCTATAGCATTCCTAAATATTGGAACATTTGCATATGCTTTTTGGCACAGCTCGATAGCTTCTCTTGAGTCTACTCCATCTGCAGTTATTGTGTAGGGAAGCATCCCCTCCGCTATATTTTTGTACTTTGCTGATGTTCCTGATACGGCAGCCCTATTTATCCTTCTTCCTGTGGATGATGAATTGCCCGACCTCAGTGCATCACTTACAGAGCAAGATGCTTTTATTTCTGATCCTGATACATAATAATTTTCTCCACATAAAGCTGGCTCTATGTTGATTTCTGTTGAAGCTGTTGCGGCTTTACCTTTGGATAGATTATTCCAATAGGAAGACTTTTTCACGTATTTTCTTTTTTTCTTGCTCATGTTATATTTTTATACACCAAAAAGATGAAAAGTAACTTTAAAAGTGACTTTTGTTGAGTTTTTTAAATCATTTTATAAACATCGGAGTGAATCCCTGTGTACTTTGAGCTTTGCTGGTTTTTACATCATAATAAGTCTTTATCATCCAGCTACCTAATACCAGCGCTGAGTAGCAGTCTTTTCTAGCTTTATTCGGTCCAGTTGTTCGCTTTAAACTTAAGGGAAGATCGAATGTTTGTGTTCCTTGAGGGGAAGACTTTACTTCTATTAATGCACATTGACCTTTCGTGTATTCGATCATATCAAAAAGATGCTCAACGAAATCTAACATTTTTGCTCCATCACTTTGATTTTCTTCTATTTCGGTATTCACAAACTTTAAATTTTTTATTGGTATCTTATGTCTTCTCTGTTCCTGAAATGAGTCATCTATAGCTCTTGATGCAAACCATATTCTCTTGTGGTCAAAATTCGCTTGCAGTAACTCGTTTGCTCTCCTGATCCAACTGGATGTAGGCTTCCTTAAACAGCATGGTATACCATCTTTCTCGAATTCAAGCTTACCAAGCCTTAATGTTCTTTGATAATCTTCTATATCATCAAATTCTGTCTTGAGCATATTAATCTTTTTATTGATTCTTTTAAAGTGAGAACTTTCTATTAATGCATTCAAAAACTGTACACCGCCATTATAGTCTCCAACGATACATACAATATTAAAATTACTTAATAAATAACAAAAATAATTAATATGATCTTTTAAGCTTGCTCCAGCTAGTCCATAACCATGAACCATTGTGCCTTGCTGAGTTTCATCATTTAATTTGAATACTTGTATAGCGAAATCATCAGAGCCCTCATTTTCAGCCCAACTTGGGTCAAATGAAAGTAAATATTTTGACTTTGGATCCCCTTTTGTTTCAACGCATGGATTTAAGCCCTCTTCAATGGTGCATAGTTGCATTTTAGATATTTTAAAGTATCCAGAACTATCATCTGTGAATATTGCACCAAACTCTCGGTCGTATTGACTTTGACTCATTGATGACTTTGCTTGCTTAATCAAATTTTCATCAAAAAGTTGTTTAGGCGCACAATCATAAGAAAATTGCATAATTGATCTTGTAGATTGTCTTTCAGATTCTTCGCCATCCAATATTAAATTTTCAAAATTTTCATAAACCTTGTAAAGGTATTCAAATTTGTAGCTAGCAGAAGACAGCATAATTAACTTATTGTTTGGCCATATATATCTGTCCTTTTCTTCCATTTTGCCCATCTCTATAAGCTGCGATTCCATATTGTATAGATTTTCTCTTTCTTTTGGGTTTGGTACAACAGACAAGAAAGGTACTATAACCTCATTGTATACTCTTTCAGGCATCAAAAGCATTTCGTCAATTATTATCCTGTGAAATCTAAAACCTCTCAATTTAGATCCATCTCCTAGTGGTAAGGCCCTAATGTTACTATCACCTATTTGCATTACCCACTCATCGTTTGCCTTAGATGTCTTTGTTATACATTGAGATAGAAATGCAGCCTCAGGTTTCGATGCTATGTCTTCAATTTTCTTAAATATCATTTTTGCCTGCCTGAATGATTTAGACAAAATACCAATTTCTACCCCTTGATTAATAATTGCATCCATAAATGCAAAAATTCCCGTAGTCCAAGATTTAGACATGCCTCGAGACCATATACCTAAGAAATAATCACTCTCAAACATAGCCTTAATTGCCATATGTTGAAAAGGAAACAACTCTACTCCAGATATTAAATTAGTGCCAAATGTTACATTTTCTTTAATGAATTCATACAGCAATAGCTTGGCTTCAGCTTCATCCAAGTAACCCTCCTTTTCTTTTAAGAAGGTGTTTATATCTCTTCTAGGATTTCTTTTTTGTTGTCCTGTTTCCCAGCTCATAGTATTAATATCCTGTTGTCAATATAGTATTGAATATCACTATTCCACATTTCTTCTCCTGCATACAATAATAAAGGTATTAATTTTTCAGATCTGTTTCTTCCTCCAGAAAATATAAATTGACATTTTCTTGGAAACTCATGAGATAGTATTCTCATCTGATGCCATACATAGGCCATATTTGACCTGTGAGGGCCATAATCGTTGTTTTTAATGATTCTTTCGACAGAACTCTCTATCACCACATACAAGAAGGAATTAAAGGCTCCTGCTCGCTCTAATTCTCTTTTGAATCTTTCGAAGCCAACTGTCATGGTTGACTTAAAGTCAGTTTCGCTCTTCCTATCTATGTATGTATTTGAGTAAAATTCCCCCGAAGCTGTATAATCCCCGAAGTCTAATTTTTGTGATTTCGATTTTTCAAATTTTAGAGGTTGTTGCTCTCTAGTATCTATCAAAATTTCAATATTTTTTAAATTTTTATTTTCTTTTAAAAATTTAGCATTTATACCTTGGTTGAGTAATGGTTCAACTTGAAGCCTTTTACAGGCTTCATTATATGAACTGAAATATTTTCTAAATGTTTCAATTTTAGGCAAATCATGCAACCTTAACTCTAAGTGTGTTGGTGCATATTTTAACCCTTTAGTTTTTATACGGTTCTCTAACGATGAAAGAATAACCTCTTGAGCCTTTTCTTGTGGGGCATCCCTTAACCATTCTTCCATTTCATCCGCATTACTAAAGTAGGTAGAAAAATATTGGTTTTTATCCTTGAATGGTATTTGCTGTCCAGTTAGTAGATTTTTTCGCGGATAGAATGTTACATAATATTCAGGAAGAAATATTTTGTGTTTTTTTATGTGAGCATGCAAAGACTTCTCTGTCGAGAAAGTTTCATCACATATTTTACATACATGATCTAACTTCTGAACCATATCGACTGCTTTGTGTCCAACAAGCATATAAACCCCATTTCTTTTAATTCTCTTTTCACTAAACAAGTTTGAGCTCCCCCAGGAAAGTCGTTGCCTTCCAGTACTACAGTGCTTTTTTTACTTAAATTATCCCTAAAAAGCCTAAACTCAAACAGAGTTCTCTCTTGAGATGGCATTATTATCTTTGAGAATTTATACATAAAATCTTCATCGCTATATTGACTCAATATGTTCTGAGTCTCGATATAATTTTCATCACCTCTCTTTGTTAGTGATATCAACTCTTGTATAGGAAAATGTATATCATTTAATATTAAAACATCTATTTTATCATCATTGTATATGTTATGATCATTTATATTTTTAATTTTTATATCATTTGATAAATGACTATAATGCTTATATAAGTATGAATTAATTTTTTGTTCTCTTGTTTGTACTGTAGATTCATCAGAGTTGTGGAATATCTTGTATGAAGCTCCTCTATTACTCTCTACTAATTTAAAAAATATATCTAATAAGGTATATTCATCATATTCAGTTCTCGGTGGTTCAGAGCCAATTTGAACGATGCTATTTTGCCTGGTTTGCTGAAATATATTCAACATCAAAGATAATGTATAATACCTTTGCCCCAGCGAGCTTGCTAATTTTTCTATATTTAGTTTCATAGTACGTCAGTTTTAGAAATTCCCAATACTCTAGCTTTCCAGGAAGACATTTCTTCGATTCGGTCAGCTTCATCCTTAACTATCTCTTTTTGTCTTTCTGCCATCATTATCATTCTGTTTCTTTCTTCTTCAATTTGAAAAAGTTTTACTAATGATAGGATTGATGCCGTATCTTTATGTTTATTTTTAATTCTTTCTTTTCGGTCTCCATTTAATCTAGCAATCAAAGCTTCTTGTCTTTTTTCGCACTGATTATACTCTTCGCTCTTTGTTTTCAGCAATTCTGCTAACCTTACTGTCATGTCTTG